CGGCATATTCAAAATGTATCTATGGGCACCCCTAAAATATCCGCCGTGTCATATGAAAAGATTTTATACTACCTTATGAGAAAATTGATAGGATAAGTGTATGATATATAAAGGTTTATTTTGCCGTTTTCGCATGGTCAATTATGCTAATTGAGTACATTTGATCTAGATCAACTTTTTATTGGCTGGCACGTTTCTCGCCTAAAATTAACATACTCTCATATGGCATATATAATTATGCTATTTGTGTTTGTCTATGCTGACGGTATTAACAAACACGTGGCGCTGGCCGTGGCGCTGGCCGTGGCGCTGGCCGTGGCGCTGACGCACTACCATTCCACCCATGCTGGCGCGTAGGTCACGCCAACCCCTCCCGACAAAAATTTCAGATTTCCAAAACTTTCACTACACGCCTGACAAATCACCGATCTGCCTGACAAATCACCGATCTGCCTGACAAATCACCGCACCAATACCCAACCAAAAGATTAAACTTAGTTACCTACTAGGAGGTATGATCAAAACGATCAGCAAATAGGCTTGACTAATCAACAGGAACATATACTATGAAGTCATATCCATAGGGGGTAAATGATGAGGAAACCACTGAAAACCACGATGAAACTGAGGCTACCGGAGAAAGACATGGCAGCACTTGACACACTTGCTGGCGACCGCCACCGCTCCACATATCTGAAAAAGGTATTTGAGGACTACCTGTCAGATAAGGCTAAAGTAATAGATATGATATCTACATCCATAGAGGACTTATATGATGAAAACAGCAGGGAAAACAACGAGCATAATCCTCGAACCGACGACGATAGAGCGCCTGCAAGCACTTGCTGATCGCTTGCAGATGAGCTTCGACGCCTTGATCCGTCAAATAGTGCATCACCACATTAAAAATGCCTCGCGTATTTCATCCAAATCCTAACTCTTTAGTCCATTTGGCTATTGCCAACGCAGGAGGCATTAAAGCCCTTGCTGGCAAGGTAAATCTGTCTGAGCAATCCGTTGCTCAGTGGGCCAGGATTGACCGCATTCCCAGGAGGCACCTCCTGAATGTCGCCCTGATCGCAGACATTCCACCACTTGAATTGATCGAGTACGCGGAACGCTCGACCAAGCCCTACTTCTACACGCCAGCGAAACCGAAACAGCACGCACTTGACACCTTGCTTGACGTGTTCAACAAGGACAAAACACTTGAGCAGGCGTTCCTGGACACGGACATAGCGCCGCGCACGCTGAAACAGACGCTGACGCTGTGGGGCGACCGCCTCCCTCTCCTACACTCAACGCTGCGTTCAGACAGCCCCAAGGCCGTAAAAGCGGCCCGCCTTGGCATTACGGAGCGCCAGTTGAACCGTTTGATCAAAACGTACCTGCCGCCCGTCCAAAAGCCGCTACACCCACGCAAGGAGAAGCGCAACGAGGCGCAGAAGAAGTGGAACGCCTACAAGAATTACGTCATCAAGACGGTGCGCGGCGAGTTCAGCGTCAAAGCAGCCGCAGAGCTTGCCAAGATCAGCGAACGCCAGATGCACCGCCACATGTTGAGCTACATCGAGTCATTTGGCTTGGGCTTCAACACGATCCGCACGCTGCCGCGCAGCTTCCGGTATGCGCTGGCGCACGAAATCGACAACGAGCGCATCAGCATCGTCAAACCCTTGATCGACTATTGGCGCAAGCACAAAATGAAGCCTGTCAGGCTGGAAACACCGGCGACGTGGGCGAAAACCCACTACCGGCGCTGCTTGATCGGGGTGTTGATGGGCGAGATCACGTTGAAAGAGGTGATTGAGCAGAAACAGTCGCATAAAGCGGCGGTTATTGAGCAATTCGACAGCCATTTGCACATGTTAGGCACCACATGGGCGAATGTATCGACGTGGAGCCTGCATCACCAGGGCGCAGTAGCAGACATATTGGCTAATTTGGGCTAATAATGCCAAAAACTAAGGAAAAACGGAGTAAATATGGCCATATTTGATGAAAATACAGTGAATACAGGGCAAGAAACGCCCAAAATACCCTTCAATTTGGCCAATTTACCCGTAGATGCGCTGCTGGATTTGCGTGGCCAGATCGATAATGCGCTCCCTGCAAGGGCTTTGAAGGACTTGGACATGGAGCATGAGTTGGTTGTGCAGATGCAAATCGTCAAGAATTTGCAGCACCAAACCTTGCTTGACGACGATGTTCCGGCCAACCAGAAGGCGCAGGTGACCAATTCATGTGCGTCCGCGCTGGAAGCGTTGATCAGAATGCAGGCAAAGTACGCTTCTGGGGAGCGGTTGAAGCAGATCGAGACCCATTTGATCGAAACCTTGAACAGGTTGCCGAAAGATCAGACCGAAGAATTCTTTAAGTGGTATGAGGTGTTTGATGAGTGATGATTTTAAGTACCACCTGGAGCGGGTTCGAGCATCTACAACCCACAAGCTCACCTTGGCCAACATTCCTGAGTGGATTACACGCAATACATTCATTAAAGGGAACCCATACTCATTTCATAACCATGAGTACCAGGAGAGGATTCTTAGAGATCAGTCGCAGGAGACGGTGACGCGGAAGTGCTCACAGATTGGGTTGTCGGAGTGCACAGCACGCAAGGCTTTGGCGTTATGCGGCCTTACTCGTGGATACACGGTGGCTTACACGCTGCCAACGGCTGGGTTCGCCGCCACATTCATGAGGACTAGAGTAGACCCTGTAATACAAAGCAGCCCCTACTTGAAGAACATTATCCACCCTACTGTCGATAACGCCGAAGTAAAACGCATGGGCGAGAGTTTCCTATATTTGAAGGGGTGTCAGAGTGATAACGCACCTATATCAGTTCCGTGCGACCATATCATAACGGATGAATTAGACTTTTCTGACCCAACAGTAGTGTCCCAATACCAATCACGCCTTACACATAGCGAGTTTAAGCGTTGGGACAAACTATCCACCCCAACACTGCCTGGTAGGGGTATTGACTATGAGTTTCAACGGTCCCGTAGGCATTTCAATTTATGCAAGTGCAACCACTGCAATCATTGGTTTATGCCTGACTACTACAAGCACGTCAAAATCCCTGGGTTCAAAGGGGAGCTTATCTCAATAAACAAAAACAACATATTTGATATTGATTACACAAACTCCTATGTTGGATGCCCTGAATGCGGGAAAGCAGTGAATCTAGCAAACGAACACAGGGAGTGGGTTTGTGAGAATCCTACTGAAAACTTCATCGCGTCTGGTCACCAGGTAACACCATTTGATTGTGGGCTGATTGTTCCGAAGGACATCGTAATTGCCAGCACCAGGTACAGGAAGACAACTGACTTTGTGAACTTCTCATTGGGGCTTCCTGCGGAGGACAAAGAGTCCGTACTGATGAGGTCGGAACTTGACGCTTGCTTGGTAGTGCCTTTTTCTGGAGCGGCGTCGTATGTAATTGGGTTGGACGTGGGCATGGTCTCGTGGTGTGTTGTTGCTGCGGTAACCTGGGACCAAAAACTTATCATCGTTCATACAGAGTCGATCCCAGCATCGCACCTAAGGGAAAGATACAGAATACTTGAGAAGCAGTACAGGGTTCGTATGGCAGTCATAGACGCCTTGCCATTCACCGAGACGGTACTTGCTTTGCAGGCCATCCATCAGAATTTGTTTGCTGCAATCTTCATGCGTTCAAAAAACATTGAAACATTTACGATTCGCAATAAGGAGGAAGAAGATAAGAAGGGGGTTCAGGAGTTGCGTCAGGTGAATATCAACAGGGATAAAGCGATGGACGCACTGATGGACTCGATTCGATCTGGCTCTGTGTTGAAAGTATCTGATGAGCACGATGAGGTGTGGGTATCTCACTGCGTTAGCATGTCCAGGATCAAGGAATGGACCCCAGACGCGGAGATGAGTTACATCTGGAGAAAGCCTGAGAGCGGAGATGACCACCTTTGGTTCGCCACACTGTTCGCGCACGTTGCTTCCCATATTCTTGGTGTGTCCAAAAACACGGGGCCAAGGCTCAACCCTATCCTTGGGTCGTTCAAAGTGAAAGAAAGCGGTTGACATAGTCACAGAAAAGGACTAATATCATTATTGCCTTGGCGGGCAATTTATACAAGCAGGCCGTCGTATCTCTGGTGCAGGTCGCTTGTCCTGTCCGCCAACTCCGATTTATCGGAGACCAGAGATACGACGGCCTTTCTTTTTGGGGATTAAAGATGACAAAGTTTAATGACTTAACAGGCAAACAGTTTGGGTCTTGGACAGTTTTGTGTCGCGGCGATAACTCTACTCACGGTAAAGCTAGGTGGAGATGTTTGTGTGCCTGCGGAGGGGAGAGTTTGGTTGTAGGGCAATCCTTAATAAGCGGAGCATCTACTTCATGTAAAGTATGTGGGGATATTCGGATGGCGGACGCACACGTTACCCACGGTAAAACACACATATCTGAGTACAACATTTGGAGCACGATGAGGCAGAGGTGCAATAACCCAAGGAGTCGTGCTTATAAAGAGTACGGGGGTAGAGGTATCAAGGTGTGTGATGAGTGGAACACGTCGTTTGAGAAGTTTCTAAAAGACATGGGTATGAGGCCTAGCACTAAACATACACTTGACCGGATAAATAACGACAAGGGATATTGTAAAGATAACTGCAGGTGGGTAACGATGATTGTTCAGGCAAATAACACAAGAACAAACATAAACGTAGCCTACGATGGACGCATACAAACTGTTACGCAGTGGTCAAGAGAGTTAGGTATTGATAGGCGTTACTTACACTACGGAGTCGTAAAACTAAATTTAAGCGTGCAGGAGGTGGTGAGACGAAGGGCTGAACTGGATAGTGGAAACACAAATCGTTGATTGATGTATTGACACTATTACAAGAAAAGACTAATATCGAATTTGGTTGTCTCCTCCCTCTGGTGCCTCGGCACCTTCGGCCCGCTTGATGGCTTTGCCTCGCGGGCCACTTTTTTGCCCATTGATTAACCATATGAGTCCGTGTATCCTACGCGAGAATTCATCCACTGGGACTGCCAGAAATGTTCGATAAGCTAAAGCAATTTGTCGGTATTCAGGCCGCGACCCAGTTGCCATTGGTAGCGCCGCCAAAGGTCAAGTCTGGTCCAGTTAGTTGGCCAACTTACCTCAAAACCACCAAACCGGCGAACGCCGCATTGCCGAAAGCGGATCGACGCCTTGCTACCACGGACGTAAATAGCTACCGCTCTGGGAACAACTCGCGCCAAGTTATGCGCGACTTTGCGGCGGCGTCCCCAGACCTGTCGGCAAGCATTTTCTCGTACCTGCGCCTTGCTATCACGGACTCCTACACGGCTGTGGCGCGTGATTTGGATGGTACTGCCAACCCAGAAGCGACCGCGTTGCTGCAGCAGCTATTGACGCGGTTTGAGGTGCTCAACGATTACTCTGACGGGTTCAGCGGTACGTGGAGTATGCAGAGCGTATCGGAGAGCCTTGCCAAAGAAATCCTGCTGTATGGAAGCTGTGCGGCGGAGCTTGTGCTTGGCAAGGATCGTCTTCCACGGCGCATCATGCCGATCAGCGTTACCAATATCGAGTTTTGGCCGGATGGCAAGATTCTGAAACCCGTGCAACTTGTGGGCGGAGAGAAGATTGATCTGGACACACCGGCGTTTGCTATGGTCGCGCTGGATCAAGACCTGCTTGAGCCGTACAGTGCGTCCCCGCTGGAGCCTGCATTGCGTCAGGTGATTATGAGCGAGGACTTCCTGAATGACTTGTGGCGTGCGCTCAAACGTGTCGTGCATCCGCGTGTGAAAGTGACGATTGATGAGCAGAAGTTCATTGACAGCCTGCCATCAGACGCGCTTCACGACGAGAACAAGTTGCGCGAGTACCAGAATGCACTGCTGTCTGACCTGGAAAGCAAGATCAATAGCCTAGACCCACAAGATGCTCTGATTTACTTCGACAGCATCACAATGGAGCTTGAGAACAACGGCAACATCTCCTACGGCGCGGAATTGAAGGAGATCACGGACATCATCAATGCACGACTTGCTACCGGCAGCAAGACTCTGCCAGCACTGCTTGGTCGCGCCAACTCCAGCAACATCGCTTCAACGGAATCCATGATCTTCGTGAAGAACGCGGGCGTGATCAAACGCAAGCTGGAAGAAATTTACTCGCGGATGCTGACCCTGGCCGTGCGCCTGTTCGGGTTCGACGTGAGTGTGCAGTTCAAGTATGCGGCCATCGATCTCCGCCCAGAGAATGAAGTGCTGGCTTTCAAGCAGACGCAGCAGATGATCATCCTTGAACAACTATCCTTGGGCTTGATCTCCGACGAAGAAGCCTGCTTGACGCTGACGGGGCACCTGCCACCGAAGGGCTTTAAGCCACTGTCGGGCACGATGTTCAAGTCAGGGAGCGGAGCGGGCGGCTCGAACCTCTATAACGGCCAAAGCAACGACGGATCGACGCTCAACCAGAACTTAAAGAGCGATCAACCAGCGACGGCTCGTGGCCAGAACACCAAAGATAAGGGCAAAAAAGCAGAAGCGGAAGTCTTGACGCTGTACCAAAGCTGACGCTTTTACATGAACAGACTCATTTGCTTTAGACGCTATCTGGCGTAGAATCCCCTTATAGCAGGAGTTACCCCGTGAGAGCCTCACAAAATATTATCGACTTCATCAAGACCTTCGAGGCACTACGCCTCGAAGCGTATGACGATGGCGGCGGCGTATGCGTTATGAAGAACGGAAAGGCTAGAGGCGCGAATCCCCCAGTTCATTCAGGTGAGGCGCACCCTAATGCCACGCTTT